TGCTGCACTTGGATACGAATGCGTTCAGCCGTCTTTCGGTACCCCTTGTTATAAAATGCCTCTTCGAGGCGAAGGAGTCCGGGTACGTCTGAAAGATGCAGATGAGACCGTGCAATCTTGAAACGCACGGGGGTTATTTCATGGCCTTCATAGGCATGTAACCCGCAGCTCTCTCGGAATTGCGATTGGACGAAGCTCTTTTCAGTATTGAACTTCATACCATACAACGGTAACCAGTCGTAGATCGCTGTGACACAATCTGAAGGGACAATAATGTCATCCCCGTAGACGTACACTTTCCTCGTAAAACGCTGCGGGACCACAGAATGCTCAATAATAGCTTTTATTAACGCAAAATGCGTCAGAGCCATTATTGGGAAACAAATAGCACTACCCATCGGTGCAATCTTGTTCAGGGTGATGTTCTCCCCAAACTCATGCGGAAAATCAGTAGGTAGCTCAACAGTTTCCGTAGAACAAGACAGGATTGCTTCTCTGAGCGCTCCCACCTTACGAAGTAGAAATGCGATGAGTGCTCTACGTATTCTATCACTTGCCGACGACATGTCTAACGTCGCGGATGACAGATCGGCAGAACTCTACAACGCCAAATCCCTGTTGATTTGCTGTGAGGTAAAGTTTACGTACCCTTTGGTTATGGGGTGCGACTCTATCCTCTTTACCAAGGCATGACGCAGGCCTTGTTGCAGCCACATTGTTTCACATTCCTCGATGCAGATTCCCCGCGGCTTCTTATTCGTTTTTGGTACGAACTTAAAGCGAGCAGTTGCTGCATCTTTTATTTCACACGGTGTTTCATAAGCCGTGCTGTATCGAGGCCTAGCGAAGAACGCCTTCATGTCGTCCGAAATCCATCTCGAACGCTGTGCACCTCCGTGTCTTGGAGGGCTGGATGGAGCTGAAAACCACTCTCTCCAGTTGAAGACTTCGCTCATGTTAAGGTAGTCGACGCGGGCTTCGAATCGCGTTGACTTCGGACGTGGGGTGTTGGATGCACCTGGACCTGGCTTCGGAAGAAAAATCTCCGCTTGCGCATGGTCAAATGGATCTAACCCCTGCAGAACTTCTGTGATGATGTCGCTAGCCCTGCTTGTGATGTCACGTAGAGGTTCGCTCAAGTAATCAAAATCTTGGAGCGAGGAATCTACCTCTATGAACTCCGCTAGCTGTTTGCGGAGTACCTCTGGTTGATAGGGACCTTGCAGCTTTTTGAACGCGTATGAAAGCTGATAAACCGCTTCCAACGCAGCTACACGATCGTGCTTGGGTCTAGAGTGATCAAGTACGCATTTCACCATCCCGGAGAACAACTTCGGGTAGGTGATGCCACCGCGGTTCAATGTTTCGAACCCCGGAAATGATGCGACTCCACTTTCTAAGGCCATGATAACACCGTCGAAAATGGCGGGTAACCGTGTCGTTGCAAATGACACGCCCTCGCGATCTATCCTGCGAGACAATGTTTCTTTATCACGCAAGAAGTCAGCTACTCTATACCAAGGTAGTTTGTTAGTAACGTCCACAAGGAGCACCTCCATATAACCCCAGATTTCCGGGATTTCTGGCGGCTTTACATCCTCTTGGCCTTTGCGAGGCCGTGCGGGCGTCCGTCTTCTGACGGAGGTGACTTTGGCTCTTCCGGGCTGGTGGGATTGATCCATCTAACCCTCCAACCAAGGGCCGAAGCTATGGCAAAGATAACATCAAGTGCCACCCTAACAAACGGTAAGTACGGACGTAAGTCCTTCTCTGGCATGGCGTTAAATCTTCTTGGCCCTAAGGCCAGCCAAAATGCCGGTTTCGGACAGAGCGTCCAGGAACAAGGTAAATTCTCCGGTAAGCTCCGACGTTGTGAACAGCGATGAGGCGACAAGGGTGTAGTTCTGCGTAACTTGCAGATACTCACCCGTAGATGATGCCGCCGGAACCGCTTT